AGCGAACTCAATGACCTGGCCAGTGGAAAGCAAAAGCTCTCCATCTATGACCATCGCGTTCAGCGACTCCTCGCCGATGCCTTGAAGCTGCGGGACATCAAGAGCGCCCCGAAAGCTGTTCCCCAAGCCCTTCCTCCCGTTCAGCGGCCCGGCGTCAGCAAGCCTGTTGCAAACAGCAATGCTGGCAAAATCCAAGCCCTTGAAAGCAAACTCAACAATCAATCCGGGTACAACCAAGCGAAGATCATGGCTGAAATACGCATGCTCCGCCGGTCCCGGTAGCAAAGGACTACCACTATGACGATGGCAACCTCTGCCTTCAATACCTTCTCGGCGATTGGCAACCGCGAAGACCTCACCGACGACATCTACCGCGTCGAGCCCACCAAGACCCCGTTCTGGACCGGCATCGATCGCGCCTCTGCTTCGGCCGTCAACCACGAATGGCAGACCCAGGCGCTTGCCGCGGCTGCTGCCAACGCCCAGCTCGAAGGCGATGACAACATCGTTTCCGACGCCGGCACCGTGACCGTTCGTCTCGGCAACATCTGCCAGATTGCGCGCAAATCGCCCCGCGTTACCGGCACCCAGCGCGTTGTCGATCACGCTGGCCGCGATGACGAAATGGCCTATCAGGAAATGCTGAAGGGCCTCGAACTGAAGCGTGACATCGAATACAACATGGTCGGTCTCGCGACCGCCAAGGTTTCCGGCGCCACCACCACGGCCCGCAAGCTCGCGTCTGTAATGGCCTGGATCAAGACCAACACGGAAAAGGGTGGCGGCACTGCCGCTGACCCGACCGCTGCGGACGGCACCTCGGCCCGCGTGGACTCGGCAACCCTGACCGCCTTTACTGAAGCGCGCGTTCAGAGCGTCATCAAGAAGGCTTACGATGCGGGCGGCTCGCCCGACATCATCATGTTGAACTCGTTCAACAAGCAGCAGTTCTCCAGCTTCACCGGCCGCGGCACCCCGACGCAGGACCAGGCCTCGAAGAAGATCACCGCTGCGGTGGACACCTACGAGAGCGACTTCGGCCGCTTCAAGGTGGTGCCCAACCAGTTCATGCGCCAGCGTGACGTGTTCATTCTGGATATGGATATGTGGGCCTATGCTCCGCTTCCGGGTCGTTCGTTCACGTCGTTCAACATGGCGAAGACTGGCGACTCCGACGCTAAGGTGGTGTTGACTGAGTGGACTTTGGAGGCGCGCAACGAGAAGGCTTCCGGCGGCATCTTCGACCTCACCACGGCGTAAGAGCCATCATCAACCTTATAGGCCGTCCTTCGGGGCGGCCTTTTCATTTGGAGAAATGAAATGGCACTTACTAAGAATTTCCCGCTCACCACTATTTGGATGGGGCAAACGCTCGGGAGCGTTGTCACTGGCGGTGCGGCCTATATCCGGGCTCCCTTCAGGGGCAAGATCCTTGAGGCCGCCACGGTACTCGGCAGCGCTACCACTACTGCTGACTCCACTGTGACGGTTTCGATCGGCGCAACCGCGGTTACGGGCGGCGCCTACGTCATCACTCAGTCTGGTTCGGCTGCTGGTGACATAGACTATGCGGCAACCGGCGATTCCGGCGCCAACTCGGTTATCACGGCGGCAAACATCTTCAATCAAGGCGACTTGATTAAGTTTGCCCTGACTGGCAGCGGAACGGGCGGCGGCAACGTCTATTGCAGCGTGGTTGCCCAGAAGCTTGCATGAGCGGTCTTGTTAGCCAAACCACCTACGACGCGAGCGAGCGTAAATTCACGTTCGTTCGCGTCCAGGACATCGAGCCCTATCTTGAGCACAACAAGCAGCTCAGGACGATGGAGCAGAAGGGCGAGTGGCGGCAAACGTCCTCGATCCCGAACATCATCCTAATGAAGTGGCTCAACGAAGAGATTGACCGCGGACACAAGGGCCTGCGGCTGTACTCGAAAGAGTTCGACAAAATCATTCAGCGCAAGCTGCAGGACCCTGACTGGGCCTATCTGCGGACGGATGGCGTCCGACACAGAGTCGGTTTCGGAGATTCATAATGAACTATTGGGGCACGGGCCGTCTTGGCACGCACCAGAGCGCTGCCTATACCGGCACCGCAGGAACGATCGCGACGGCTTTCAGCCTCGGCTTGAAGAAGGCGAGGGTAGTTGTCACCTCTGCCGCTTACATCAAGATCGGCGTCGCACCCACGGCCACGACTTCAGATGTCTATATCGCGGCTGACGCGCCTGAATATTTCAGCGTGATGCCGGGCGAGAAGGTGTCTGCCGTTCAGGTTTCGGCCAGTGGTACGCTGCATGTGACGGAAATCCCGTAAGTGGCGCTCGCTACCTACGCCGACCTGCAAAGCCAGATCGCGAACTGGCTGGCTCGTGATGATCTGACGCTCTACATCCCCGACTTCATCACGTTGTTTGAAGCTGCGGCATGTCGGAAGCTCAAGGTCAGGCCGCAGGAAACGACCACGACGCTAACGCCTTCATCGGGTGTTGCCACGCTGCCGACTGACTATCTCGGTCATCGGCGTGTGACATGGAGCGGGACGCCAGTTCATGAACTGGACTATCTCGCCCCTCCGATCTGGGCGAACTATTACGCGGATTCCCCGACTGGTGTTCCGACTGTCTACACGATTGAAGCATCAAGCCTCAAGGTCAAGCCGCTCAGCGATACCGCTCTGACGTTCACCTATTCCCAGAAGACGGCGGCGGTATCGGGCACGCTGAACTGGCTTTATACCAACCATCCCGACGCCTATTTGTTCGGCTCCCTTTGTGAAGCCAATGCCTTCAACAAGGATGTGGACCCGGCCGGGTTGTGGAAGGCTCGCCGCGATGAAGTGTTTGACGAGATTGCCAAGCTCGACTTCAACGAGCGTTCCGGCATGGCCATGCGCGTCATGGGCCAGACGCCCTGATGCCGCTGCTCCCCTTCGGCGAATACAAGCCCGACGTTTCGGACTACGAGGGGCAGGCAACCAAGAACGTGCGCAACGTCCTCCCGAGGGGCGATGGTTACGGCCCGTTCCCGGACTTCGCCATTCTAACTCAGGCATTGATTGCAGCGTGCAGGGGCGCGTTCTATGCGCTCAAGAGCGATGGCTCGGTTGCGATCTTTGCGGGCACCAGCGACCGCCTCTGGCTCGCCAGCAACACGGACTATTCGTGGACGCCGGTTAGCAAAGGCACAACGGTTACATTCACGGGCGGGGGAAGCCCCAACGTCGTGCTGGCCTCTCATGGCTTCGCGGCGAATGATCCGGTTGTCTTTTCAAACACGGGCGGCGCACTACCTGCAGCCATCACTGCCGGGACAAAATACTTCGTTAAAACGGTCGTCAACGCGAACACATTCACCGTTTCTGCGACCGCTGGCGGCACTGCGATAAACATGGCGACGGCCGGGACCGGAACGCACTCGGTTACCTGGATGTACTCGGCGCTTTCCTCGGATGCTCAATGGCAGTTCGCGCAGTTCGGCAATCTGGTGTTTGCCACGCAAAAGAACGCGGTGCTGCAAGTCTACAATCTGGCCTCTTCCACGACATTTGCGGATTGCGCCGGCTCTCCTCCACAAGCCAATTACATCAGCGTGGTTGGCCGCTTCCTTGTGCTTTCCGGACTGCTTTCAAACCCGTTCCGGATTCATTGGTCCGGCTTGAACGACACGACCAACTGGACCAGCGGTGTTAATTCTTCCGACTTCCAGGACTTCCCGGATGGCGGCATTGTCCGTGGCGTGGCGGGCGGTGAGTTCGGGACGGTGTTTCAGGATCAGGCCATTCGGCGGATGTCCTATATCCCAGGCTCGCCGCTTATCTTCCAGATCGAGCGCATCGCGCAGGATCTCGGACTGTTCGCGCCCTATAGCATCGTTCGGGCAGGTAGCTTGATCTTCTTCCACTCTGCGCAGGGCTTCTACAAGATCGCGCCGGGTGGCGTTCCCGAGCAGATCGGCCGCGAAAAGGTTGATCGCACGTTCTTTGACGATCTCGACAAGACCGAGTTGCGGATGTTCATCGGGGCATCTGATCCGAGATCCACGCGGGCATTCTGGGCCTATAAGTCCACCTCGGGCACCACAACACTCTATGATAAGATCATCGGATTTGATTACGCGCTAGAACGCTGGTTCACGATCACAATGACCGGCGAATACCTGCTCGGCATGTCGCAGCCCGGCATCACGCTTGAAAACCTCGATACGCTGTCATCCTCGATCGATGCCCTTGCAGCCTCCTTGGATTCCTTCGCGGTCTCAACTCAGCCGTTGATTGCGCAGTTTGGCAGCACGCACAAGATGGGGTTCTTCTCCGGCGCTAATCTGGAAGCGACCCTAGAAACCTCGGAGCAGGGCACGGACGGGCGCCGGATATTCGTGGGGGGCTTTCGTCCCGTCGTGGATGCTCTGTCTGTTTTTGGCTCGGCATCCTATCGCGAGCGTATAGCCGACACGCCGACGCAGCTTCCCGAAATAGCCATGAACAGCCGAACCGGCCGCTGCGATCTGCGGCGCTCTACAAGATATTCACGCATGAAGGTTCGTGTCCCTGCATCGACGCTATGGACCTACGCGGCGGGCGTTGAGCCCGATATCCGTCAAGAGGGCATGACGTGACGTTCTACGTTCCCGGGACCGAAGAAAAAGACCCGGCCAAGGTCATCATGTCGCTTCAGCAGGCGCACACGAAGACGGCGACCAACACAACGGATATTGCGACAAATACGGCGGCAATCACCGCAATCAATGCGGCGGGATACGTGGTTGGGCCGGCAAGTGCGACCGCCAACGGCTTCGTGGTCTACAATGGGACGACCGGCAAGCTGGTCAAGGATCACGCGGCGACGATCGCGCTCGCTTCTGAAGTGTCCGGCACGCTTCCTGTTGCAAATGGCGGCACGGGGGATGCGGGCGCGGCGTGGACGACCTATGCGCCAACAATAACGGCTGCGACCGGAACGTTTACTTCGGTGTCTGCGGCCGGCAGCTATCTGCAGATAGGGAAGCTGGTTCATTTCATCGTTGCGATAACGATCACGACTGTAGGCACGGCCTCCGGGCGCATCAATCTACCGCTCCCGGTGGGGACTGCGAAGCGTGAGTTCGTCGCCCATTGCATGGAGGCCCAACTTACAGGCATCGGCGGCTGGTATCTAGTCCAGGCTGCTGCATCGACGGGCATAATTGCCAGCGCGACAAATGCTTCGTTTATCGCGGCCGGTAATCGTGTGGTTGTCACCGGCATTTACGAGGCGACATGAGCGTCGATCTGCTCTGCGTCAATCCTGCTGATGTCCATAAGACTTGGCCGCTGGCGAGAGATTTGATCCTCGCCGCGATCGAACGAACCAACCTGAGCGACTTCGCCGATATCGAGCAAGCCGTTCTCTCCGGCGATCAACTGCTCTGGCTGGCGATCTCGGATCGGGTTGAGGCGGCGGCGACCACGCACCTGTCCCGGAATGTCTGCACGCTGACGGCATGCTCGGGACATCAGCGCGAGCGCTGGCTTCCCCTGTTTTCGAGAATTGAGAAATACGCAAAGGACGAGGGCTGCCACACCATGCGCCTGTACGGTCGCAAGGGATGGGAGCGCGTTCTTGATGGCTATCGGGCCGAATACGTAATTTTGGAGAAAAGCCTTGGGCGGTGAAAGCAAAACGAGCCAGACGCAGAGCAGCACGACTGCCCCGTGGGAAACCGCACAGCCTGCGCTGCAGGGTATTCTTGGGCAGTTGCAGGGCAATCTCGGCAATACTGGTGTGACCGGGGCTGAGAGTGGTGCGCTGACTTCTCTGGTCAACAACGCCAACAATGCATCATCGACTTACGCGCCCCAGATCGGGAATTTTGCTCAAACGATGTTGAACGGCGGCGGCGCAACCGATCAGGCCGGCGCGGTCAATCAGAACTATCAGCGTTACGTCGATCAAACGAACCCGCTCGCGTCAAACACCAATTATAACCCGTATGACACTCCAGGGTTCAAAGATGCGATCAATACGCAGGTAGCGGACATCACAAACGCGACCAACGGGCAGTTCGCTGCGGCCGGTCGTGATTTCTCCGGGATGAACTCTCAGACGCTTGGCCGTGGCATCATGCAGGGCGTAGCTCCCACGATCGCTGCTCAATACAATCAGAACGTCCAGAACCAGCAAGGCGCGGCTGGCAACCTCTACAACGCCGGCAATACCAACTCTGGCATTCTGGCTGGATTGCAGCAGCAGAAGCTTGCCAACCAGGGGCAGGGAGTTACTGCGGCCGGGCAGGCGACCGAGGCTCAGAACGCCGGGGCCAATGCCACCTTGCAGGCTGAAGCAGCGCGTCGCGGAATCCCGGTTCAGGCACTTGGGTTGCTTGCTCAAATCGGTATCCCGATTGCCGGCTTGGGCGGACAGTCTACGGGACAATCTCAGGGCACGCAGCAGATGTCAGGCGCGCAACAGTTCGGCACGATCGCTGGCGGGCTCGGTAATCTCGGCAAACTTTTCGCCGCATTTTGAGGGTCGCATAAATGGGTCTCCTCGACTCTCTCTTTGATCAATCGTCCTACGGCGGCCAGGGTGGCGGCTTGCTGGACTTTCTGCGCCAAGCTCAGATGCAGCAAGAGCAGTATCAGCCTAGCGCGGGTCTCCCGCAGAGCGCCGCATCATTTGCCGACCGCTTCAATGCGATGCCGGGCGCACCGCAGCCAGTAGCGCCTTCGGGCCGATCATTCGATAGCGCACAATTCGATCCGCAGACGTTCGCCCCGAACCAGGCGCAGCCCATCGGCGTTGGCGGTTATCAGATGCCGCGGCTTGGCAGTGCCGACCAGTTCAACCCGCAGCAGGCTTTGACCCCACCGAACGCACAGCCTGCACAGGGCCAGATGCCGATGCAGGCACCTCAACAGGCCCCACAAGCCCCCGCCCAGCAGCCTCAATCACTCCCGCCTGCCTTTGGCGGAGGCTCGCTCCTTGGCCGCATAGGCAACCCTGATGGTCTCATCGCAAGGCTGACGGGCAATGATAGCCGCTCGGTCGCACAGCAGAACCTCAAGGCGCAGTATGACGCGCTAGTGCCGCTGCTTGGGTCGCAGAAGGCCATGCTCGCGGTCATGAACAAGGAGGCGGGTCAAACCCTCATCAATGAAGCGCTGACCAGCAAGGAAAAATATCAAAAGACCGGCACCGATGCCATGGGCAACGAGACCTATGGTTTCGTGAATGACCGTGAGCAGACCGTCAACGGTAAGCCGATCGGAGCTGGCGACAACCAGGCGAACGCCGGGTTCCTGTCTCCCGGCGTCAGGCAGATGGACAGCAGCCTCACTGGAAACGACTATCTGAAACAGTTCTCCCCCGAGGTGCAGGCCGCCGTCCAAAACTACATTGACGGCAAGTCCACTCCGACCGGCAACCCGCGCAAGGGTTTCACCCAGACTGTGAAGATGATCGCGCAAAAGGTTGGCGCTGATACCGGGCAGCAAGTAGACGATACGACCTTCGCCGCACGCCGGCAGATGCGCAAT